AACTTTCCCAAAAGCGGGAATTTTATAGAGCTTACTAGCACTTTGTTTCTGGACTTTTCGTTATAATCTAAATATGCCTCTTAAAGTTTATAAAAATAAAAATACAGCAGAAGAGCGTAGGTCTCTTAAAGTTTTAGATCCGGTCTTCTGGGAAGAGCTTATAATGGCACCAAATCAAAAATTTACGGTAGTATCTAATCCAGAAAAACGCACTTCTAAATTAAAAAATTCTACTAAAATTTTAACAGCTAGAGCTAGAAACCACTCTAGGGACGTAGATATAGACGACACCATACAAATTAATAAAGCTAATGGCCTCGAATTACAAGTAAAACAAAACTTATTAAACTCTAAAGGAGAGAAACGACGTAAGGTAGACGATATATGAATAATAGAAAGTCTATATTTTTTAGTTCTGATTGGCATTTAGGGCATGAAAATGTTTTAAAATACGACCAACGTCCTTTTAAAGATTTGAATCATATGCACGAGGTGCTAGTTAATAACTATAATTCTATAGTTTCAGATGATGATATTTGTTATTTTTTAGGGGATATAGGATTTTTCGGCAAAGAGGTGGTAAGGAAGATAATAAGTAGACTGAACGGTACTAAGGTTTGTATTTTAGGAAACCACGACAAGGGAATAAACTCGGTCCATACCTCAGGTTTTGACGTAGTTCTATACGGAGCTAAAATGGTTATTGCAGATAACTTAGTTACGCTGTCCCGCTGTCCGCTACTTGGCGTATTTAGAGAAAATGTAGATCCAACGAAGGGATCTAAACCTGGAGAAAATTGGCACGGTGAAACCAGACATGCCCGACATTCTTTTAAAGATTTTGGTCAATTTCATTTGCACGGTCATACTCATAAAAAACCAGAAGAAAGAACATCTTTAAAACAGTTCGATGTTGGAGTCCGGGCTAACAACTATAGGCCCGTAAGTATTTCTGTAATTGAGAGTTGGATATCTACATATGGGCGTTAAGTGAAATATCTATTATCGTTAGATATGTCTACAAATTGTACCGGTTGGTCAGTATTCGAACTAGATACCAGAAAATTAATAACGTACGGTATAGTAGTGGGCAAATCCATTAAAGACAGTAGTTCCTATAGACGTACTTTAAGAAAGTTGGAGTACATGGCTAATTCTATATTAAATTTAATTGAAAACTATAAACCACAGTATATAGTAGTGGAAGAAGTTGCAGGATCTAAGAATCGAATAAGTCAGAAAACGTTAGATATGATGCACGGTATTTTGTGGAAAACTATAGACAAGTACTTAGATATAGTTTCATATTTGGATGTATCCGGAGCCGCTGGTTGGAGAACACTTTTGGACATAAGATTAAATGACGCAGACAAGTTAGCCAATGCTGAAGCTAGGAAGATAAATAAACAACTAGGAGCCAGTTACACAGAACTACCTATTATAGGTTGGAAAGACCTAGCATGTCGCTACGTAAACTATAACTACTCTATAGTTTTAAATTCTCAGGAGCAGACTACAGATGGAGACATAGCCGATTCAATTTGTTTAGGAAGTGCCTGGCTAAAGTTTAAGCGTCAAACTACGTAGGTTTTACTTGGTAAAAAATAGTTGTATAAAAGTATAGTTACGGGGTATTATTATAGTTATGGATAGCGAGAGTAACGCGGCTAAGTATCAAGTAGCTGGGCTAAAGTGGATGTTAGAACTAGAGTTACTAGATCCTCTCAACCCAGCACCATTAAATGCGCTTAAGTTAAACGTTTTAATGACGTCTAACCGTATTAAAGAAGTTGAATTTTTAATATTTAGGGAAGGTAGGCAGATGTTAGTTTTGCTAGACCTATCCTGGATGGGCCGTAAGTTCTTTAAGAGGGAAATATTCACAGACGTTCATGAAGTATTGAAGCAAATGTTGCCCAATTTTAGTTTTAGGATTACTGAAGATCCTAAGATTTTAAATATGGCTATAGCTAAAGTACAGAATATTTTAGGAGGGATGGATGAAATACGCAATAAACTTGATGACCATCGGGTCGATGATATTGATAAGTCTTCCAGCTCAAAACAGTTCACTGGTCATGAGGCAGGTACCTTGTATGGATCTGGAACAGACCAAAGTCCTAAACCAGATAATAAATAATAATCCTAGGTTGTCAAAAGAATATAGGCATAGTCTAACTTTACAAATAGTAAAAAGTAGTCATAAATATGGTATCGCGTCTAAATTACTAACTGCGATACTTATGCAAGAATCTCGCTATAATTTAAAAGCTGTCCATAAAACTTGTGGATATTCCTTAGGAAAAAACTCGCATAAGGTGTGCATAATTACTGATTTTGGAATTTCCCAGGTACATTTCAAAAATATTGAAAGGTTTCATTTTAATAAAGATCGACTACTATCAGATTTGGAGTATAGCGTGGATGCAGGTGCTTTAATAATGAGTCAATATCTTAAGTATAAAAAAGTTGAACCTAAAACGTGGTGGTCTCGCTATAATTGCGGTACCGGTAAGTATGATACAATACAGTACGTATGCAAACAGTATCAAACTTTAGTAGCCAAGAGAATGTAAAATGTCGTGGAAGATGACAAAAAGAGTATAGTCAAACTAATCCCCGCGCGCGATACCGGAATGTCTCATACGTCAATTCCTGTTGAGCACATAAAATCTGTATACATTTGTGAAGGTCTATCGCCGCTAGAAATAGCTAATCGTTTCTTTCTATCCGAAGGTCAGATTAAAACCATAATTAGTGAATATAAGTTAGAAGAACTTAGGTCTGCCTATTTACGACAAGGTATAGCAGATCTTCAAAATGTTCAAGTTAATCAAGCTCAAAAATTAATGAATTTAGAAACTAAATTTAAAAGTATGAGGATTCTTCAATTAGAAAAAGTATTGGAGGACTATTTAGCGTATCACGCTCGCCATGGGCATTTTTATAAATTACATCCAGTAACTCAGGAAGTTCTTAGAGACACAAATGGATTAGCTTTACAAATAAAAATTCCAAATATAACTAAAGAGATTACTGATTTAAAAGAAACAGTATCTTTGTCAGAAGGACTAAAACAGCTACTGTCAAAGTTAGATGACATCATAAATAAACCGCGCGATGTTGAAAAGATAGATCCAGACGCGTTGGATATGGCGCAATTTGGAAATATATTTGAAGCTCGATCTTTAAGAGACGAAGATGATGGTGAATGATTTTATAAAATTAAATATGTTATTTTTTGAAAGTATATATGTCTTTAGACGTATCTAAACTTACGAATCAGCAATTTGCAGTTTTGTTTTCTAAAATAATAAATAGAATACAGCAAGATCCTATAGAGGATTTTATAAAAGCTCAGGGTTTTCTTGATTTTATACCGTCTCCAGCGCAGGAGGTAGTTTTCAAAATAATATTTGGAAAAGAATTAGATTCGGTAGTTCCTAAACAAGTCAAAGTTGAAAGTCGAGATGAAAAGGGATTATTTTCTTTAAAGTCCCAAACCATGACCGAGTATGAGATATATGAATTTTTAACTGAACATCAGTACGATCCTAGCTCCGTTAAAGAAATAAGAATAAATAAAATAGACCTAATATGTGGTCGCAGGTCCGGAAAGACGCTATTAGCGGCGTCTATAGCTATATATTGCGCGGTTTCTAATAATTGGAAACCTTTTTTAAAGAAACATCCGTTTGCCACGGTTCTTATTATGTCGCATTCTAGAGAGTTCTCTGATGAAGTTTTAGAAGTCATACGTAGTCTTATTGAGTCGTCTCCGGTTTTAAGTAGATTAGTAAACCAAGATAAAAAAAATACAACTTCTACAATGAACTTAAAGGTTCCCTGGATAGTAGATGGCGCGATACAGTGGTCTAGGGTTCAAATAAAAGTGGCAGCGGCCTCTAGCAAAACAACCAGGGGCGTGGCTGCGTGCGCCATTATTTCTGACGAAATAAGTTTTTGGAATTTGTCAGAAGATATGAAGGAAACAGACGCAAAAATAATGGCAGCTGTCCGACCTAGTATGAAACAATTTGGTGAGTTTGCTATGTTAATTAAACTGTCGTCACCAGGTATAAAACAAGGAGTTTTATATGGAGAATACAAGAAATCTAAAGAAGGAGAGCTTCCTAAAAGTTACGCTGTGTTTAAAGCACCAACTTGGATGATGAACGAAATCATAAAAGAAAACGAATTTGCAGAAGAACATAAATTAGATCCTGACGGATTTGATACAGAATATAGAGGAAATTTTGCAGACTCTTTGAGTAATTTTATAGTGCCCGAATACATAGATATGGCTATAATGAAGGGATCTACTTTCAATGCCCCGGAGACTGAGTCAATAAAATATGCCGCAGCTATAGACGCCGCGTACAAGGGAGATTCTTTTACTTTTACCGTCACTGGGTTCATAAATAGTAGACTACGTCAATATGTTTCTAAAGGCTGGAAGGGTACAAAGAAGAATCCTGTATCATCTTATGAAGTAGCGGAGTATATCAGAACTATATGTAAAGAATTTAACATAGACTTTGTAGCAGCAGACCAATATTCATTTGAGCCGCTGCGAGAGATTTTTGACAAATACGGGGTAACCTTAGAAGAGTATACCTTTACCTCGGATTTTAAAAAGAAAATTTACTTTAATCTTAAAAAATTAATACACTCACAGCAGGCCGACCTGTTAGATTCAGAAGTACAAACTAAAGAATTAAAGGAATTAATAGTAGAACAGGGTAACATGGGGTCAATCCGGATAGGACATCCCTCGGGGGGATCCGATGATTACGCTACATCTTTAGCCATTTCATCTTACCTCGCGACTCAAGACGCGGCAACCGGCAATTTTGAATTTGTGGGTGGATCCTCCACTAAATCTTATGGACTTGCGGTAGATAAAAATGGAATTTCTTTTAAAGCCCCCAGCGCTCAGTTATTAGTTAGATCCGGGCACCTACCGGAGAGCGTAGAAGACAATTCAGACCAGTTTGAAATAGATCCAGAAACTGGCAAGTTAATTAGAAAGAGCGATAAGAAGGACTCAGACGATTCCGACGATGGTACCCATATCATTTTCTAAGGCATCCTTTGATACAATTATGATTAATAACTATACTTTAAAGGACCATTAAAATGGCGGATGCTAATAGTAACAAACCAATGTCCTTCTTCCAAAAAGTGATCGACGCAGGAAATGTCTATTTAGATAGTCAGATATTAAAAGCCAAGTCTAGTATTATAAACTCAAATATAGAAGATGACTTTTTTTATAGTAAAGCTGTAATAGAAGATCCTAGCTATTCTCTGCATTCACAAGGATGGAGAGATAAACCATCGCGCTTGCAAAATGGCCACTTAAAGCAAATGTCTTATCAAGATTCAGCAGTCGCCGCAGTTATGCAAACCCGCATGAATCAAGTTGCGTCTCACTCCACTTTGGTTAAAAATACATTAAAAAAAGGGTGGATGATCGTACTAGCTGATGAAGAGAGTTTGTTGGCTAAAATTAAACAAGAACTAAAAGCAGAAATGGACGCTGCTAACTTGGTTCTGGTAGATCCAAATAAAGATCCTACGGATACCCAGCAAGAAGATCCGTCTATAGATGAAGATCGCAATGTCATGAAAGCTGGAGAAGACCCTGGAGGTCATGGAGATGCCCCGTTTGACGACCAGACTCCAGATGATAACTCAAAAACCGACGATGAAGTTGAAAAATATAGTTTTGAATTGGAACGTAAGGCCAGAGAGAAGTTAAATAAACAATTTGAAAAAGCGCGTAGGGAAGTAGAGCAATACGTTACTAATTGCGGTAAAATTAATAATCGTCCTTTTGAAACCAAGCGTTGGAACTTTGATACGGCTCTTAGAGCGTGGGTACGGGATTCTTTGACATACGACCTGTTTGCCACTGAGAAAGTTCCAGATAGAGCAGGACGTCCTCATTATTGGTTTCCGGTGGACGGAGGAACTATAAAATATGCGTCTAGTGATTTAAAAAAATATAAAGATATGTCTGCAAATTTTTATAATGTAGATATCCTGTATCCTGAAAAATCGCAAGAATCCAAAGAAAAGCAAAAAATAATAGAACTTAATCCAAAACTATTAAAAATAGACGCGTATAAGTGGGTTCAAATAATCAAAGGTAGGATAGAACGAGCGTATACTGAAGACGAATTAGGTGTAGGTATTCGAAACATGACTACTGACATTTATAGCAACGGGTATGGATTGTCAGAGTTAGAACTAATGACCTGGTTGGTTACGGGACACTTAAATGCGGAATATTACAATCAGTCATACTTTACTCAGGGGTTTTCTGCTAAAGGCATTCTTCATATTAAAGCCGCTCTAAATCGGCGTAAGGTAGAAACCGTAAAGATGCAATGGCAACACATGTTAAAAGGAGCCCGTAATTCTTTTCAAACTCCTATTTTTGCGGGGGTAGAAGACGTTCATTGGATTCCGCTAACTCAAAATCATAACGATATCGGATTCGAAGGGTGGATGAGATATCTAGTAACTATGCTATGCGCTATTTTTCAAATAGATCCGGCAGAAGTTGGAATACACTTTAAAGGCGAGGGCTCTGGAGGTAATTTAAGTGGGGACAATACCAAAGAAAAAATTCAACATTCTAAAGATAGGGGTTTATTTCCTCTTATTAAATATATTGAAGGATACGTAAATCGTCATATCGTTGGACCGTTTGATTCTAGATTTCTTCTTAAATTTACTGGAATCGATGGAGAAGACGCGAAGCAATCTTTAGAACGTCAAGAAAAAGAAGTAAAATTTAAAAAGACTGTTAACGAAATACGAGCTGAGGACGGGTTACCGCCTCTCCCAGGATGCGACGAGATTATATTAGATGCTCAATATATGTCTTGGTTTAATACTCACTCCGATAAAGCACAACAAAAAAGTGAAAAAAGTCATCAAAATACTATGCAACAATTACAGTACGGCGTAGACGATGAATTCGGTGAAAACGGAGAAGTTCCACAGGTAAACCCAGAAGAAGATATTTATGGAGAAGGCGCGCTGCACGCTGCCATAGATAAGCCTAAACAATTTGGTAAATCAAATAAATTAAAAAAATCTAGACCGTTAGTAATAGAAGTCTATAAGATAGAGGATTAGTATGGCTAGGATTAAAATATTTCTAGACGGTGGCGAAACTTTAGATGGAGCAGAGTCAGATCTTCTTAAAGCTATGGTGCACCATGCATCAGGAGCCGTACACGACAGTGAGACGTTCGCAGACCCAGCCATGAAAGCTGTGGCTTCTAAATTAGAAGATCTACACGTTGAAATGTACAAAAAAATGATAAGTGAGATACTCGAAGCTATAGAAAACGAATATAGGTTAGATCTTGGTAACAAGTAAAAATACTTTAAATCTTATAAAGAGGATTGTAGATAATAATTATAATCGCTTAGCTATTTCAGTTTTAGGAAATGGCGCACTAACAGATACGGAACTTAAACAATTAAAAGAGTCTGGAGTAGACGTTTCTAATCAAGATTCTTTAATGAGTATGGTTTATCATTATAATTATATAAATCACCCTGCAGGTAAGAACTCGCCAATTACGGTAGAAGACATGAAAAATCAACAAAGAATTAAAGATATCAAACCGGACGGTATAGTTCATAAGTATTCAGAAGAATCTACGAACGATAAGATGAAACAATTTATAGATAAGATGAAAGTCGATGTAGGTACTAGATTGATTAGTATAGTAAGGCAGAATAATGATTCGTATAAGGTTAATTCTATTCAAAATCCGAATCGTTCTTTAATTCTAGATGAGTTGATGAAAGAATCTACTTTAGGAGACTTAAGACAAAAATTACAAGATACTTCTGGAGACGGCAACAGAGATTGGATGAGAGTCGCCACCACGGAAATTAGTAACATAATAGGTATAGCGTCTGCCGATAGAATTGTAACAGACAACGTTGATAAAGACTTAGACGACGTGTTTGTATTTAGAATTATAGTTAATGATGCTAAGACTTGTAAATATTGTAGACGGTTTTATTTGGATTCAGACGAAACTCCAAAAGTCTATAGACTATCTACGCTACTGGCTAATGGGTCAAATTATGGTAAAAAAACTGATGATTGGCATCCATGCGTGGGCGCTACGCATCCTAACGAGAGATGCTCCCAGACTATAGAACTTAAGCCAGGGTGGGTATTAAATACCGGGGGCTCTATGGCGTATACGGGTCTGGACAAGTGGCGAAATTATATATTCAATAAGCTCTCTTCTTAATTTACCAATCAACTAAAAATAGATAATATTCTCCATGAGGTGGCACATGGGTCTTATTCCAGAGGCTGGGGAAATCTACGAATCTCCAAAATTTGATCGTTACATTTCTGTTTTAGCCATTGACAAAGAAGACTCTTCTGGGTATACTTTGGCTATTCTATGGGTTGACAAGAAAACTAACCAGACAGAACCTGGCGATTTAGTAGTAACTCATAGTGATGTAGACCAATGGAGACAGGTTAATGTCTAAAATTCAGGATCAAATAAAGGCTCTTCAACAAAAGCAGAAAAAATTAGACTATTTATCTTATATCTCAGATCTTCTTAAAAACGATAAACATTGTCTTGATTTTAAAGAGATAAAAGAGGAAGTTTTAGGACTAATGGACCCTGTAATTTTAAATATTATGGAGACTATTGAAAATGATGGTGGTAAATCAGAAAAGAGTTCGGTTATTCCAGTTAACGTAGAACTAACTGGCGATGAAAAATCAGTGTTGAAGGCGATAGCTCAGGAAGCGGCTAAACGTTTAAATATTGGAGCATCTCCCAAATCTGAAAAAGTGGAGCCTGGAGGTAATTTATTTACTAAAACTGAAAGTTCTACAGTACCTAGTTTATCGTTAAATTCTAATGTTAAGCCTCCTAATAGGAGTACTCACGAAAAAATGACTTTTGCGTTAGATAATCGGCACTTGGGCGGAAAGCGAGTAAACGTATCTAACGATAGAAACGTAAAAATTGAAGGAACTGTAGTAGGATTAGACGCTCCGTTCATTATAGTTAAAACAGATACTGGTCCAACTATTGAAGTTCCAATTGAACAAGTAAGCCTAGTTTAGGGGGAATATGGCCAAAAAGAAAACAAAATCAATTGTAGGATTCGAACGTCAGCATGCAGTAGTCCAAGATCAAATTACTCGTATGGAGCCTGCAAAACAAGCTGTCGTCAGAGAGATGCAAGACAAAGTTAGTGCCTGTATTGAAGAAGAGAATGAATTTATATTCAGTGACTCCGCCTTTGAAAGTGATCGTCGCTGTAAGAACGCTAGGGATTTAGAAGTCAAGTCTATAGTAGGAAAGATCTTCACCCACGATGGGAATATATTAATCAAAACACCTTTCGAAACCGTAATCCCGGCACAAGTTTATGTAGATGTTCTACAAGACCGCGTCATTGGGGTAACGGATGAACTTACAAAAGTGAAACAAGAAGTCTACGACTTGTCTAGTAAGTTGGGACTATATCATAGTCTTACATTCTTAGGTTTAATTAAATTGGCATTTAAACGTCTTTTTGGAAGGAATAATTAAAATGGGAAATAAAAAAACTACCAACGGTAACACTCATCAAACTCAGTCTTTTGGACAAATGGTTTCAAAGGCAGCTCTAACTCAGTTACTTCCAAATATTGAGCAGATGGTCTCTAATTTGGGAAGTAGGCTTGCAACCCAGCAAGCTAGAACTTATGAATTGGTATTTTCCAGAATTTTAGTTCTAGAAAAGATAGTTATGGAAAAGTTTAAAATCACCGAGGTTGACTTAGCTAATAAATTTGCAGACGTAGAGGACGAAAGATCTAAACTTATTAAAGTTGAAGAGATTACATCAGGAGATACCGTTAGGTTGGAAATTAAAACTAAACCAACTACTGACTTAGAGTACCACGGAGAAACTCGTTTAAAAATTCAAAACATCGGAACTGGCGCTAATTTAGGAACTGAATTAGAAACCGCCACTCTGGGAATGAAGACCGGAGAAACTAAAGAAGTAGTTTTTGGACAAAACGGAGAAAACGTAGCTAGTATCTTTATCAATAGAGTCTCAAGACCTCTAAATCCCCCTAAAAAAGTAGAAACCGCGACTAAGGAGACTTTAAATGAAGATACAACTTCTAGGTAAGCGAGTCGCCGTAGAAAAACTTAAAAAGTCATCAAATAAAAACGATGGCTTTTTAGTTATGGTTGAATCTGAAGAATTTCTAGGCATAGTGAAATATGTAGGTACTGGGTCTGGCCAAGTAATGTTAAGTGTTGGTCAAAAAGTTTATTTTGGAACTAAGTTTCAATTGGTCCGTATGGCTGGTTCTGAAGTTTGCGTAATGGACGAAGAGAACGTACTGGCGGTAATTAAAGATGAAAATGAACAATGAACAGGAAGATTGTAAATATGAAGATGGCGAAACTGTAATATATTATAATCCTGGTAATGTTTGGCATCTATCCGAGTTTAAAGCTTATAAATCTAAATATACCGCTAATGCGTTTCGCTTAAAGGGAGAAAGTATGGAAGTTTTAGCAGATATCTTAGAACTTAGAAAATTAGATGGCTCCTCTGTGTCTAAGCAATCAGACCAGTATGTTCCTATTATGAGCTTTGATCAATTAAAATTAAAATTATTTAACTACAATGATACTTACCCTAAGCACACTACTGGGTTTGAAATAGGTAAAGACGGAGGGGCGAGTCCTAAAAGTTCGTAAATATTACATAATTATGGATAACACTATATGAGTTTAATAAAATTATTTGAACAAACCCTAAATGATGAAAAAAGATATGTTTCAAAAAAGTCTCCCCACTTTAAAATCAAACCTTCAGTCTTAGGATCTCCGTGTATGAGGAAGGTCTTCTACTCCACTGGGATGGTTCCAGAAGACTTCCAAGACGACGTTAAAAGTAAAAAAAGAATGGCCTTAGGCGATTGTATGCATGGAACGTTTAAAGACGTCTTTAGAAAATCTGGCAAAATGGTGGAATATACTAGCCCAGATGGAACTACGCCAATTGGCATAGACGGGAAGCCAGATGGCGAATTCCCTTTGACGTGTCCGGAACTCTATATTGAGTACGCTAAGATTGACGGAGTCTTTATTATAGACGGTAAACTATGGTTAGGAGAGTTCAAATCCATAAAACATGACTATTTTGTGGCTCTACACTCTACCAAACCAGAGCATCTTATTCAGGGTGTTATTTATTATTATGTTTTTAATAAACTATTGGAAGAAGGAAAATTCAAGCATATTAAAGAACTTGACGGATTCACTAAAGCTCAAGGAATAATATTCTTATATGCTAATAAAGATAACCAAGAATTAGTAGAGTTTGGATTTACCGAAGCGGATCAAGTGTTTAAAGGTATAGTCAATAAAATCATGATAGCTAAGCATAATTATGATCATCAACTGCTTCCACCAAAAACTCCTGATTTTTGTAGAACCTGCTCTTGGAGACTCAAGTGTCAAAAAAATGAATTAAAATAATACTGTATAAATAGTTTACTATTATAGTGGTTTAAAGCAATAATATAAAATGAAACAAGGTTCTGATACATCTATATGTACAGAAGCCTGCAAAACTGCTGACGGTGATTCAAACAAAAATCAAGGTTCTGAAAATAAAAAGTGCGTCTGGTATATAAATTCTCCAGATCATTTTAATTGTTTTTGGCACTATGTTCATGACAAATCTTCGCCAGACGGTTCTATGTGCGAGTTAGTTCAGTCACAAATAGCTTCGTTGATGGGCTGGTCAAATACTAAGACCCATTTTATGCTTAAACAGGCTACTATTGACTTGATAGCTGCTTTAAAAGCTAATAATGCAAATCAATTGTTAGGTCAAGATAGCGAGGCCTCTGTAGGCTTTGATGTAGTTATCGATACCATATATCCTCCGTCAAGTGACGATGAATAGTTAAAATAGTCATTATGATATAATTACAGTTATGGAAGATAGTTTTAAAATAGTAATTCCAGCCGATTTAGAAAAGTCAAAAGACGGAGAGTGGCGTATAAGTGGTCTAGCTTCTTCGTCCAATGTTGATCGCCAAGGTGAAGTTATAATGCCTAGCGGCGTAGATTGTACTCCAATAGACTCCGGTAAAGGTTTTTTTAATTTCGATCACGATAATTCTCCAGAAAATACCATAGGTTTACTGGAACGTTATAAAAAAAGCGAAAAAGGGCTATTTGTTCAGGGTAAACTTTTTAAAAACCATTCTAGAGCTAAGGCTGTCTATGAGATAATGTCTAGTTTAAACAAAAATGAAAAAGGTAGAGTCGGACTTAGTGTAGAAGGTAAAGTAATAGAAAGAGATTCGTTTAATCCAAAAATTATAAAAAGATGTATTATAAAAAATTGCGCAGTGACTTTTAATCCAGTTAACGAAGACACATACGTAGATTTAGTTAAGTCTTTATCTGGGTCTGAAATACAATTCGAATCTACTGGAAAAGTAGAATCTACGACTACCACTACTACGTCCGTTGAATCAGAACCTTTAACTTTTACCGCAAGTCAGGTAGTTTCTATTTTAGAAAAAGCTTTAGGTATAAGTGGCTCCGCAAGTTATGGTAATACTCCCCCAGCTCAACTTTCAGGAGGTTCGGCTCTTCAGCAAGAAGAGTCAGAAAAGAAAAAGAAGTTAAAAAAAATGTCTAGAGAGCTCTATAAGTCTAATATGATTACTATTTTAGAAAAACTTCAAGTACTTTATCCACAAAATAGTAGATTTGAGTTATGGGAAGCAGTTAAAGATCGAATGGAAACTAGATATCCTCAGATTTTTGATATTAATGATCCTAAGCCATAAATAAAAGAACTTTAATTTAGATATAATTTTTATTAGTTTATAACGTAGTTAGGAGTTTAAAACATGCTTTCAGTAAGACAGGTAGAAAAACTTGAAGTTGCGTTGACGGATGCCGCCGCAGCAGATCAATTAGCGTCTGCTGCTGGATTATCTGCGGCTACAGATGTTGCAGCTAATAGTGCGGCAGCAGCCATTACTATTTCTGCCGGTATAAGTACATCTGGCGGCAATACCTATAGTGACGCTGCGGTGAACACCGCGATAAATACTGCTGTGAATGGTGCTTTAGTTTCAGTTATTGCTGATGTTAATGCCGACCGTACTCAAATTAATGCTATCTTGTCAGCTCTTAAAGCTGCAGGATTAATGTTGTAATAGGAGACTCCAAAATGGGCGACTTGAACAAAGCAATTGAAGACTTTATTGATGAGTTATTTTCAGAACCAGTCAATAAATCTAGTGAAAATTTTGAAGTAGCTAACGCTGCTAAAACTACAGCGGATGCTGTTATAAATACAGTTTCTAAGTCTCCAAATGATCAAAGTAGAGGCGCCGGCCGTCCTAAAGATGATCATGACGTCCCGGATATTGATAAAGATGGAAATGCAGCTAAAGGCTATGACGCAGTTCAGGCGGTCCAGTCTGAAATGTCCAATCCAGAAGTTAATCAATCTGGAGCTTCGACTCAAATCTCCTCAGAGGGTAGACTGGCTTCTGTAAAGCAAATGAAAGATCCTAGACTTTCTAAATCCCTAACGGACGAACAGTTTGAAGAATATCAAGAATTAAAGAAAGCTAAAGATCTTGAAATTAAAAAACAAAAAGAGCAAGAAGATCTTATAAAAGCTGAAGTTTATAAAAAGACACAAGAAGATCTGATCAAGTCCGCCATTGAGTCTAATTTAGGTCCAATTCGTAAAGAGAACGAAGACTTGAAAAAAGCATTTGCAGAGCAAAGCGCTCTATTGAAAGCTATAGCTAGTCAACCTCTTCAATCTAAATCTATTACTGGAATCCACGCTTTAAATAAATCTTTCGACCCGGACGTTAGTGGTCCTAGAGAGTTTTCTAAATCTGAAAAACTTGATGCGGCAGAGAGACTAGTTAAATCTAATAAACTTCCTGTAGATGCTGTCATTGAATTGGAAAATACGCACACCTTATACAATCCTCAGTGGAGAGCTATGGTGGAGCAAGAGCTAGAAAAACAAAATTAATAGTTTGCTATAATTAAAATATAGTCTATAACATTCTTTTTACAGATCACTAACAGTTGGTTTATTAACCTTTTTTTCTTTAGGAGAAAAAATAATGGATACTATTATTGAACAGGTAGCCAATGACCCGTCGGTAACCGGCTTTGGGTCTATGGACGCCGCTAAGGTGGACGCATTGCAAAAAGCCTTGGCAATTTCTCAAAACTACGGTACTACGGCGCCAAACGCACTTAGCAGCGGGTCTGCTTTGTCGGTTGAAGACTTAGATCGTACCTTGAAACTGGTCACCCACGGTCTGGAACATCTTAAATTGTGGAAAGACATTATTAAAGAAAAAGTTACGCAAGCAGTGCACGAGTACAACGTTCAGAATAGCTACGGTCAAGAAGTTAACCCGTTCTTTGCAATGGGCGGAACTCCAGTAGCCACTGACGCGTTTTATCAACGTGAATTTATCCAAGTGAAGTATCTAGGAACTCAAGGACAAGTTCAACATAACTTGACTCTGATCCAAGCTGCTCACGGACCAGTTATCGCTCGCGAAGTTAAAAACAAAACAGTAGAACTTTTGGCCCGTAACGAGCGCTTTATGTTTGAAGCCGATTCAAGTATCAATCCTCTTGAATACGACGGTATCAACAAACAAATTAGAGTTAAAATGGCGGAATCTCAATATAAATCTACCGCCTTTCAAGGCTTTGACACTGTCGGGGCCTCTAACTCCGTAGTTGTGGATGTTCGTGGCGTTTTCGACGATATCATTGCTGAAACAATTGCGCTGACTAACGTTAATAACTTCGGCATGGCAATGGATATGTATCTTGGTACTGATATTCATTCTACGTTTTCTAGAAATTACTACTTGAAACAGCGTACCCTTCCTGGTGAAACTTTGACATCTGGTAACAGAGTTAAGGAACATACAGGATCTATCGATTATCGTTTCAAGCCTAGTCTGTTTAATCGTCCTAGAATTTCCGCACTTGCCAGTGCCGTTTCTGCGTCTGCCGCTCCTACGTTGGCAACATTTGCAGTAGCTTCTGATGCTAATTCATCGTTTGGATCTGCAGATGCTGGTACTTACGGATATGTGCTTAGCTCGGTGTATTCTGATGGCGAAACGTTGCCGTCAAGTGAAATTTCTGGTGCGGTTGCCGCGGGACAGGGTGTTTCAGTTAGTCCTTCATACTCTGGATCTCCTTTGTACTTTAACGCGTTTCGATCTCCTAAAAATGGAGCTGGTTCAGGTTGGATGTTCATTGGACGCGTTAGACCTCTTGGTTCAGGTAACCCAGTTTTGATTGACGAAAATGCTCAAGTTCCTGGATCAGGAAGAGCCTTTTTGTTGATGCACGACTCTGATGTACTTTGCTGGAAGCAATTAGGGTCAATGATCAAGTATGATCTGGCAGTAACAGATACTTCTTACCGATGGTTACAGTTAATGTACGGAACCCCGTTGGTCTCTGCCGCCCGTAAGAATACAATTGGAGATAATATTACCCTTAGCTAGTTGTAGTTACTTTTAAGTTAAATATAAGAGCCCTAGGATAAAACTTAGGGCTTTTATTTTACTACGGACTGTTTCCAAGATATTATAGATGTATATGGAAACTATACTTTGTAAAATCTGCCAAGTCGAATTAACCAATAAAAGGTCCAAAACCTGTGAGATTTCTAAATGTAAGTCTCAATGGAAAATGGAACGTAATAAAAACCTATCTCCGGTTACTAAGAATTGTTTAGGATGTCATAAACAGTTTCAAACTGTAGATAGACGAAATAACACCTGCTCTCCTAAATGTAAATATGCTATCACGTCTAAAACTATTATGGCTGAATATGGAGTGTCTAATCCTAATCAAATTCCAAAATCTGAAATCCGTGTACAGGAGATTAGTCGGACTAAGTCTAAAGCATCCACCGCTATGTGGTCTAATATAAATATTATTAAAACACGTAACATAAATAATATTAAAAAATATGGTACATCGTGTACTTTCAATATTTCAGAATCTATTGAAAATAGAGTTTCGTCTTTAGAAGAAACTTATGGCACTAGAAGCGCGAGACTAGTTCCTATATTAAAAAATAATGGATTTAATAGCTATCAAGATTTTTCTAAAGCAATTGTTTGTTTAATTGAAACTTCTAAGTTAAATCCATTTTCTGAATCTTTTAAACTAGTTTTAAAAGATAAGTTTGACGTAAGTACTGAGGTTATAGATGACGCTTTAAAGGATCAGAATCGCTTAGATTTAGTACATAAATTTAAATCATCAGGAGAGTCTGAAATATATGAATTTGTAAAATCTATGAATTTTGAATGTGAGGCTAATACAAGACCTACATTTATGGAAGGAAGAGAGTTAGATATACTAATCCCAAGTCAAAACCTGGCTATAGAATTTCACGGATTAGTTCACCATTCGTTACGCCCCGTGTTTGGACCCAAAGACTATTCAAAAATTCAAAATCAACATCTTATCAAATATAAGTTATGTAAAGTTAATGGTATTAAATTAATTCAGATTTTCGAAGACGAGTGGAGAGACAAACGTTCCATTATAGAATCAGTTCTTACTTCAAAATTAGGTAAGTCACCTAAAGTTGTGTATGCTAGAAATTGTAAAATTAAAGAATTAGAATCTAGTGTTTCTAAAGACTTTTTTAATAAAAATCATGTTTCAGGATATACCGGGGCTAAGTATAGATACGGGCTATATGAAAATGACGTATTAGTATCTGCTATATCTTTTAGATCGACTTGGAACAAATCATACGGCGAAAGAGTGATAGAAATAGCTAGGTTTGCATCATCATTAAACACCCAAGTAGTTGGAGGTTTTCAAAAACTATTAAAACACGGCACTTCAGTTTTGAAAAGTTATGGGTATGAAAAAATATTAACATATGCCGACTGTAGATTCGGATCAGGAGACGTATATTTAAAGGCTGAATTCGAGCACTTAGGACATACTGGATCTAACTATTTTTATGAGAAAAACGGGATTAGAGAGCATAGGTTTAAACATCGAAAAGATAACACTAAACTAGGAACTGAAAGAGATCAAAACGAGTTACAGGGCTGGTATGCTATTTATGATGCTGGTAGCGAGATCTATTTAAAATCAATTTAAACCATCTACTGAGTTTTCTTTTAAGTGTTCCCATACTAAAGACCTATTATGCGCGTGAGATAGTTGTATATCTGTAACTTTAAAACCTGAGTCTTCTGGGTATATTGCAAAAACATAACCGCTTTCGTACTGAATACCTATTTTTTCTTTACCTTTATCCGGAGATGAAAATACAATACAATTGTAACCGTCACTATCAGTTAGGAAGATATCGTAACCAGCTAATATTTTGCTTTTATAAATTTTGAGTATATCTGATATAGTCATTTATTTTTTCCCGGACTGGTTAACTATAGCATCCGCACTTTCAGCTAAAGTTCTTAATTGTACTTTAGGTCCGTCTACGTGCAAAATTGAAACTAAATATAATCCTCCATCTGGAGTTTGTACCGGAACCTTTACGTAACTAAGTTCTTTGTTCTCTGGATCGTGGGATAATAGTCCCAAAACGTGCATAAAATACTCTTGATGAACTATAGATAGTCCCGCGTCTATTTCTTCTTTAGTAAACTTTTTTTCAATAACTTCCATTAAAAATCTCCTATCCAAGAATCTTTGTAATTCTATCTTGTACAGCTTGTGGGTAAACCCCATTGATTTTTAGTGTACAGTTATTTTTAGTCTCTTCTGGAGAAAGGTGATCATATCCTTTGGGGACGTACTCCTTGATGTATCTGATATAATCGCAGCAGACGTCTTCGACATCGTACGGGCGACCTCCAACTTCCTTACAAATTTCTGCCATACATTTTTCATAGTAGTCATTTTTCTTAGGATCTCCTTTTTCTCGTTCAAAAATCAATTCAAAAGACTTAATGCAGTTCGCACCGTAATAGCAGTGAGACTCAGGATCAACAAGTCCTGGGTAGTATTCGGCGGTATCCATAACAAAAGCAGTAAGTACAAATTTCCATTGTTTGAAACCTCTATCTTTATGCCATTTACAAGAGAAGTCCACCGCATCCTTAATTCCTCGACGTTGTGTCTGAACGTACTTAACATAATCGATGATAAATTCTTTTCCAAAATTATCAAAATAATATTGCTGAGCTAATCTATATTTATCAGGATTTCCATTCTTAATGGATGGCGGTTGGTTGCCGACAGAGGTAACCATAGGTTCTTTACACTGGACAACGAATTTAATCATTAATTCAATCGTTCCGGTTTTGGCCAGTTCTTCTGATTTTGAATTTTTGTAACCATGCTCACTTGGATTTCTAGTTCCGTCTGGCAAGAACGTAGGTTGAAAACTTGCACCAGATCCTGTGAATCGATGAAATAGATGGATGAAATGAAACTCTTCAATCGGAAGGATGTCTGAATAATTTCCAAAACGAAATAAGAAAGCTGGATCTCGTGTTCCATGTAAATCTTCCAAGACCTTACTAAATCCAGCGAATCGTCGATTAACTGTATCATAGATGGTGATGTTGTCCATCAGCGGATCGTAGGCTTGAAACGTTGGTGGAACTAATTTTAAATTCTTTTCTTGGAGAATCTCAGCTTTATTATAATACTCAACGAAATCATTAAAGAATTCAGTCTTTATCATTTGGACTTACTCCCGATGCCAATACAATTTGGCAAATATGTTCCAACCGTTCTATATGTTCAAATGCATCCCATGGTGATTTTCCTATCGCACAAACTCCATGAGCTTTTTGACCGACGATGTCATAAGCTAGTTTTTCATTAACTCCACCTTGGTCAACGATCGTCATAGCTTGAAAAGTTGCTTTGGCCAATTCTGGTGATACTACCGGTAATACCGGAACTTCAGGTCCAACTCTAGTATACCGACTTACTTCTGGAAATTGAGAAGCTAATTCTTGAAGTGAAAATCCTCTGTGCATTGCTGCGATAATATGCGTTGGGTGAAGATGAACCACACTACGGGCTGACTTTCCGCTGAAGTCTACCGTCTGCAATAGCTTATGCATCTCTAATTCACCTGACGGTTTTCCTACATTTTCAGTCAACCACTCTAGCGTAGTCTGATTGTAATTTTTGATTTTGGCCTTCAGAACAGTCTCCGGAATAACTGTGACTTTTCTGACCCCAGAAGGACTGATGTACAATGAATTGCCCAGACGAACAGAGATGTTTCCGTCACGCGTGGTAAGCCAACCGCGTTTATAAGCTTCTCGTAGGACATCTCCGATAGCAGTAATCATTAGTCTCTAACCTCTCCCCAGGCTCTGGCAGAATCGGTACGATCTATAATAGTAAGATCATTCAATAAAGGTTCGCATCCGACATTCCATGCCCAGACGCGTGCTTCAGGATTCTGAGATTTATATTCTTTGGTATACTTCCAAATTTTTGCGTCGTACGAAAGAACTGTAGGATACGGAGGATGATTAATCTTTCGTTCTGGAGTCTGGAATTCTACGGGTTCAATTATAGGTTCGGCTCTTCCTAGTTCTCCTGTCTTCATATTTCTTGCCACGGTTACTGCGTAAAATTTGGTGTTGGGCCATCCAATTTGAAGACCTCTGACTAATACTCCAGTAGACGTCGCTACAAAACAAACATCAGGTGTTTTACCATAAAATTCAGTGATGTTCATGGCTACTCTAGCCGCGCATGCAACCACTAATTCGTGCTTTAAACCTAGCGGTATAAATTTTGCACCATTAGCTTCAGCCCAGGCTTTCGCAATCCTGTTCAAATTAGGCATAGCCGCTACACGTCTAAATTTAGGAGTAGCTCCTCGTTCGATACATACTGCTTGATGCAAACTAATTTCTTTAGAGGATGGCATGAACAACACTACTTTTTTACCGTAGCGTTTAGCCACATTAAGAATTGATTGTCCGGCGAGTCCGACTCTAGGTTGTACATAGACTAAGGTATCTTCTTTGATTGACTGAACCAATATATCTGCAAATCTGCATTTAGATCCATTGATTAAATCATCTCGAACTACCATAATTCCGTCATGTTCTACAACGGTTGGAGTTCCGAGTGGATCAATCCAATCCTTAGTTGTTTCAATGAACCACTCTCGTCCTAGACGATCCAATTCTAAATGTTTACCATCAACGATATGATTATTGTGACTCATTTGTACGACTCCAAATATTTTATTAATGACT